TCTAGATCTTGTTCATATAGGCTTTGGAAGGTTTCTAGTGTGGGTTGCTTTTTATATTCAGATTTTAAAGTTACTTCATAACTTTCTTTCATCTTTTTTGTAGGACCAGATTTAGGAGTAGAGCCTGTTTTTTGTTTATCAGCTTTTTCTGCTTGATCTAATTCTTTTTGCTTTTTATCACTAACTCTACCTTTTTTACTTCCTGCTACAGGCTTAATTGCTTCTTTAACTTTTTTCAATGGCTTACCATGTGCATCTAGTCCTTTTTTCTTTAGCTCAGCTGCACGTTTTTTACTAACAAGTGCTTCTTGTACACTATCGGTAACTTCTTCTTTGCCCCCCGTTATTTTTTTGATTTGTGCCATACTCATTTTTACTGGATAATCTTTGTCATCAATTTTTACAGTTTTAGGCATTTTTCCAGAACTTTTATATGCACTCATTGCTTTACTAGCAATTGCAAATGTTAAACTTTCCTTTGTGTCCATACTTTTTTTAGATTCTTTTACCACTTTTGATTTTACCCGTCTTGTAGAAGGACTTACTTCCCGCAACAATTTTAAAGCTTCTTTAAGCAATAAGTTTTTACTATATTGGGAATCTTGAGTTAAATTTCTAGATTCTGATAGAGACTGTTGAATCACAGCTATTAATTTGTCTATTTTACTAATAGGTATGTCTTCTTTAATAACAATACCAAAATTTTCTTTTAAAAAATTATTTACTTTTTGATATTGCTGCTTTTTGCTGTAAATACTATCTAAATGCATTAGTAGGCCCTTTTTATTTTATTTATTCGAAAAAGCAATTTTTTAATTGCTCTTTTACCTGCAGCATGTTGTGTTTTGCGTTACTGTATTTAGCTTCCATTATACTGTCATTTGTCTTTTTACTAAACCGCATATCACGTAAATATTTTATATATGATTGATCTAAATTATATATTTTTTTAGATTGCGAATAATCTTCTTTAATTAAATTTTTAATTATTAACATTGTGCTTTCAAATAATGCTATATTTTCAAAAACACAATTACCTTGCGCATCCCAAATACTATAATTATTTTTCTTTCTGTTCCAAAACTCTTTTTCTATTTTTACTTCATATAAACCGCCTACAATAACACTATCATTTTTTTTAGTTATTGTTTTTTCAATGTCTGTCTCAGCTAAAACTTTATTTGTTGCACTGTCTGTAGCATTGTTAAAATTTTCTAATATTTTTGCCATAGCTTCAATATCAGGATTAACATGTGTTTTTTTACTTGTATTTTTTGTTTGTTTAGTATCAAAATTTAAAGCATCCATTGCAGACTGCATTAAATTTTTTTCTTGTTCAGTTACCATTTATAACGCCTCTTCTTATAAGGTTTATCTTAATTTCTTTATCTCTACTAGTTAATTTTTCCCCTTTTTCGATTTTTTCTAACACTAAAATTTCTCTATTATTAACAAACGTAAAAATTCCATTATTTTGTAAAATATACCTCATGCTGTTTTGTTGAACCTCTTAGCTCTTCGCATCATTTGATTTGCAACCACATCATTTTCTACACCTATTTCTTCTCCTGTTTCCGGATCTGTAACAACAATATTTTTTTTAATTGCACTTTTTGGCATACTCGGGACACTTTTTATTGTGCTTTTACTATAAGTTCCAGGATTGTCTTGTTGTTTTCTATTTCCTGCAATTCTATAAGGCTCATTAACTTCCGTATCAGTTGCTTTTTGCGCAGGTTTAACCATTGCATTTCTTTTACTGCCTTGATATTGAGTAGGTGTGCTTGTTACTGCAGGTCTGTTAGGTAACCTTATTTCGTCAATTTTCATTTATTAAGCCTTTGTACAAGTTTACTTATAGGATTATATTTTTTTGTTCTCATAGATTTTTTTAGCATACGTTTGCCTAATTTAGCTTTTGTTTGCTTTAATTTAAATCTTTTTAAAACATCAATAGGAAAACTACATTGTCCAGGATCAGCAACTACTCTACCTGCTCTTTTACCTGCTACACATCTAAATTTACGTACAAGTTTATTTTTTCCTGATCTGGCCCAAACAAGTTTTGTTTCTGTAATAGGGGTAGGAATATCATATAATTTCATGTTTGCCCTTATATTATGTATATATTTATAGTAATGCAAACACTCCAGCAATAATACTTGCTATAATTGCTATAAGTAAACTGATAATAATTTTATTATGACTGCTATGTTGTGCTGCAACTTGATCTTTAACAGCATTTATTTCTAAACTAATTTTTTCATTAGTAAGTTCTAAATTCTTATTAGTTTGCTTTAGCGACTCTGTAATTTCGCGGAATGATTCTTTTAACTCCTGATGGTTGCGTTCCATACGTTCTTCCAATTGTTTATACCTTTGTTGACAAAGATCTACATGCGTTTCTAAATCAGTGGATTCTTTTGAAATTTGCTCGGTCACAGCCATTTTTTATTCCGCATAAATTTTGGTCATAAAAAAAGGAGGCCTAATGCCTCCTTGATTTAAAGTTTTTAAGCTAATGTTAAAGCGTCAGCAATATCTACTGTTGCAGTTCCTAGATTAATACCATCAACTGTTCGGTTTGTAGTACCACCTGTTTCGTAATCACTATGTTGAATAGCTAACTGTAAATCTGCTGCAGTCCAACCAAGCGGTCCTTCTGTAATAATACTTGTTACAGTAGTTCCATTATTTACTACAACAATAGTTGCTCTTAATGCAACTAGATTTACGATTGTAGGTAATGCCTCTAAAACACCGTTTGCGTCTACACCTCTAGATCCGCTAATGTCTGCTGTTGTAATTTTAATATAATTAAAATTAGCACCAATAAATTCACCAGCAGCACTTGTAGAACTATGCCCAGCTATTGGTCCTTGAGCACCGCCAACAACTACTTTTTGTGCCGAATTTAATGCTTCTTCCGTTCCATCAATAAAAACTGTTGCCATAATAAATCTCCTTAAGGCTATTTAAATTTATTTATCCTCTGCGTCCGGAATTAGCATGTTATTTGATTGCATTGCAAGCAAAAAAGGCTCCATTATATCTATTAATCTTGCATTATTTTTTAAATAAAAGTATAATCTTGTAAAAACAAGCTTTTTTTGATTTCTGTCCAATAAGGGCCATTCTTGTGTAAGTCTTCTTAAACTATGCAATATTAAATCGTCCGGTTTTATTTCTTTTTGTAATCTAAATAAATCTC